GTCGCCTGAAAACATGTGGGAGGTTGTGCGTGATGTGAGTGATGAACAGCGAGCCAAACTACGCTGCATCATTAATAATAATTTCGATGAGGTATGCGCCGCCGATAATGCAGGTCTACCGATACTGATTACTGATGACGGTCAGGATATCCGTTACAGCGGCGCCATCAGAAAAAGGCTGTATAAACCAGAAGAGCTATTTGAAGCACTAAAAAATAAACCCTCCTGATGGAGGGTTTTTGTTTATGGTTTTTCTGGAGCTGGAATCCAGTGAGTAACATCAATTGTTACCATGTTATCAAGAACTTCATCAGAGTCGATGCTGCACCAAGATACACACTGAAACCAGTGTCCTTGCAGATAAACTCCATGTATCGGCTCATCATCTACTGGATAAAAAATTACTTTTTCATTTTCCTCTGGTAATTTTTTACTACATTCAATCCATTTATTTTTCATCTCCAACCTCTCTGCGCCGCCATATTCATGCCGATACCCTCAACAATCTGAGAGAATTTAATGCTCATTTTTGTCGACTCAAATTTGCTCGCGTCGTTAATCCAGTAACCGCAACCGACAGCATCAATAGCTCTTGACTCCATTAATGCCTGCATTACTGGCGTGATAAGTGTTTTTGCGCCGAAATTAAAATCCTCTCCATTGGTACGAGCAATAGCTTCTGCCAGTCCTTTTAGCGACTTTGTTTTAACTACGCGCTGAATAATGCTTGACTGAGGCATTGAATCATCGCGTGTTCTACCAGATAGCACGTTTTCAATGCGGTTTTTAATCTCGTTCCATCGCGCCATAGTGCCAAGTTCCTCCTGGCTCTCATTCACTTTAAGCATGCTCATAACGTCAGTAAGGCTTTCACAGACAAAGCAAAAAGCCCACATCAGCATGGCCTCTGTAATTACTCCTTTGTTTCCAGCAGAAAGAGCTGTTGCCACTTTCTCTACCTGCTCAAATGAACGTGATATTACAGCTCCTAGCGCAACATCATTCCGCAACTCCTCAAAACGATCATCAAGAGATTCAGCAAGTTGCTCAACCATTGTATCTTCGTACCTCGCCACGGTTGGTGCTGATTTCTCTATCTGTTTCATCTTCTCGATAAGCGATGGCGGCGTCTTGTGACCGAATTTTTTTGCTTTCCTTGCTCGGCCATCTTTTCCTTTGATGAATATCGCACGACCAATAAGGCCGGTGCCAATGTTTTCAGAGCAGATGATGCTTGCCAGCTTTTCAGGCGTTGAGAAGCACATCATTGAAAATATAGGGTCTTCTATCCCGTTCTGGATAGGCCATAAGATTTCTTTTTCGAGATGCATTTCACGTCGACGATACTCAGTTTCAACAATGCCCTTATCCTTAACTTCTGCGCGCAGTTTTTTTAACTCCTTCTCCAGCAACTCCTTCGCATTAATGGCATCAAGGTCAGAGAATTTTTTCAGGCGGTCTGAATAGATTGAGAGAATTTCAGAGCCAAGCTCTGCCATATAGGTGGCGCCATTCTTTTGTGACATCACGCCAAAAAGACCATGGCATTCATCAATAATAAATGTTGCCACGCCTTCGTGGTTTATCAGTGTGCGCCCGATATCTTTTGATGATGCTATGCGGCCAAAAACGTGCTGACCTTTGTCGATATCGCGGGCGATCATCTTGAAGTGACTTTGAGAACGGTCTTTACCACCGGCAGAATCAGCAATGCAGATGGTCAGCAAGTTTCCTTTCATGCCGCTCGGGGTTTTAATTTTACCTTTGCTGGCAATGACCAGCTCATGCAGTGCTGCCACAGCGCGCAACCTTGGCTGTTCTCGTACTTCACCAGCGGCGATGTCTTCAGCTATCTCACCAGCAAGGCCTGGCGGTCTGGTTATGTCATACCATGCATCTTTTTTGATGTCTGCTGTAAGGTCGTAAATGGTCTTTATTGCCATCATGAGATCCTTCTGATGGTGAGGATTTCTTTGTGGTTATCAAAACGTGTGATGAACATCATGCCAGCATCCTTTGAAACTTTGGAAAGGTTCATCCTGAATCTTGCTATGTCCATGCCAACTATCTCGCTTGACGGCAAGAGCTTAACTTCATTGACATTAATGCCAGATACGTGATGGTAAACGTGAGCCAAATCGCTGCCAGGTCTGTACATAACTCCTCCTTATTTTTTGTGATTATAAAATATTAAATAAATCGGCGCAACACCTTACCTGCTTGTTCGCTGGTAGTGCTTCGGGTTGAAATGGTTAAAGTTGGATAAGCGTTTGGATAAGTGTTTTTACATACTATGTATATGTATTTACTACTATTATTATCAATAGATAGTAGTATTTATCCAATTCAACCCATTTTTTGCTTTGCGTTTTTTTGAGCACAAAAATACATCCAACTTTTTCCAGTTATCTCTCTCAGGATAAATGGTTAAGGGATAAATGGTTGAACAGCATGTAAGTTAATGAATCTAAACGGTTATATATGGTTAAATCCAAAAAAATATTGGGTTGAATTGGTTGAGCGTGGTCTATAAATATCAATTACTTATGAAATTGATAACTGCAAGTGACTACTAACCAAATTTTATTTTAACCACCATATTGACGTAGATTGAGCGCCATCGTATAGTTACCACACCAACAACAAAGAGGTGATGAAGAATGAAAAAAGGCGATGTGGTGATATGCGTTGACGCAAAAAGTAGTGATTACATAACTACTGGCAAAAAATACGAAGTTATGTCTGGAGATGAAGACGATGGCTCATGGTGCTTTCCTCAAGATAAAGTGATTGGATTTGAGATCAAATAAGATGATGGAGATGTTATTTTTCAATTCTGGCTTAATGGTATTCATGGATTATTCGAGGAGCAAAAATGACCAAAGCAATCTACACGCGCACTCAACTGGAACCAGAAATGGGCACAGTGAAAGCGCAAAACTTTATGATGGCGCAGGCTATGCACGCATACAGCAAAGGTAAGCGCGTCTGTCGAGTTTTTAGTGGTGAAGGTAAGCACAGAACACTCGAGCAGGTCATTGTGTCATCTGGTGGAAACTAAACAGGTTTAGCAACGATGAATAAATTACTGGCAGTGGCTTTACTGGTTATCGCTAACGCGGCAAGCGCTGAGACTATATGGGTCACGAAGTACGCGCTGACCCGTGGCATTCAGAAGTACGAAAGCGCACAGTTGTTTGCTGATGGGCAGGTTGCTGTGGTTGGCGATGTTTACTTTAAACGTTGAATACTGGCTTGATGAGCAGCAGGCAAAAGAGCATGCGGAGACTTTGCGGCAACGCCGGGTATCTGCGCTGATGCGTGAGCTTGAACGTTTACAGGCGGTTAAGTGAGGATTTATGAATATTGAAATTAACGAAGTTCAGGAAATTATTAAAAACCTTGAGAGTGGCGGTGAACTCTCAATCAAAGAGGAAAAATACCTCAAGGTTGCAAAGTTGTGTGTGCAACTGGCTGCGGAGAATGTGGCGCTGAAAGGTGGTCCGCAAGGATTCTTTGCATACGGCAGTGAGTGTGGATATGAAGAATTCGATACGGCAGAAGAAGCAACGGAGTTTGCTGAAGCTGAGATTGCAGACTTCCGCGACCAGGCATGTGATGGATGGTCTGATGAAGTAGGAAGTGTCGTGTGGGGGATCGTGATGCAACGCGCATCCATGACTGGCCTCCGTCCTGTTACCGAAGACGATAATGTTCCGTCACACATCGAAGAATGGTGCGATTACACGCTTCTGCCGGCAGTAGAAACCCCAGCCACCGATCACATCGAAGCCGGAATTAAGGCTGATGGGGTGGAGGAGTTCGCGGCAAAACTTCGAATTCCTGGTGATGACCAGTTTTTTGACGCTTTAGCAAAAGGGGTTGCAATTGCTGCCGACGACTTCGCCAAGCAGCTGCGCGAGGGGGCCGGGAAATGAGCAACCGTTTTTACATGCTTTGCACGCGAGAAACTGTGGGGAGCAACACCTCGTTTCATTGCCATAACGGAAACGGATACAGCTCCAATATCGACCGCGCGCACGTTTATACGCAGGAAGAGGCGCAGAGATGCTGGGACTACGGGAGAGAGATTGACCAGCCGATTTGCGCTGATGCTGTTGATGCCCTGGCTGTATGGCATGTGGATTGCCAGTACATCCCATGCGATAGCGTGGTTGAGCAAGGTTGCAGCGCATACGTTGCGTATAAAAAAGGTGACTGGAACGGGAACGATGTTTACTGGTTACAAAGCGGAGGGTTGCCAACCGATGATTTCAGCAAGGCATTCGTTTTTGTATCCGCCAACACGGATGAGCCAGGCGTTGTGTGGCTGCCCTTCCATATGGCAGATGCAGTAAAGCGCCGCACGTTCAATATCAATGATTTCAACCGCCGAACTATGGTTCAAGGTGCCGGACTGGTGATGCCTGAATGGCTAAAAAAATACAATCGCAGACAGAAGGCAAAAAGTGGAAAGGTTCGCTGGAACTGCCCACATTGTGGCCGCATTACCTGGCAATACAACCCATACGACTTTGATGGATGCAGCAATTATAGCTGCGAAGGATGGCGAGCATGACAACTGATATCACCGAACTGGTGCAGAGAGCCAGAATCAACGCTGAATGTGGGGAGCATCTTTCCCCGGCGGAGACCATGGAGCTGGTAGAGGCACTGGAATCAGAGAAACGTATTTGCGCAACGTGGAGAAAAACAGCTAAGTCGACCGGTGAAAAGCTGGAGAAGGCGCAGACCATCAACGCTGCAGCCGAAAAGCTGGTCCGCTGCAAAGGTCGCTATCACAGCGAGCAGAACTATCGCGCACTGGCGGCGCTGTTTGGTGTGAACACTCCAGATCTGCCGCCGCTGGATGGCGAGCCCCGCGCCGTCACTGTAGAAAACTTGCAGGAGAGCGCCTACAGAGCTGGCTTAACTGCTGGCTGGAATCTTGGGCTGGCTAATAACAACGACGGGTTCAATAAATGCCTGGCGGCTCATACGGCTGGCATCAAGGTGGAGGCTGAGTAGATGGCACTGACACACGATGAACTTTGCCAGATAGCCTGCCGCTTTCTGCAAAACAACGGTTTCAAGGTGGCCTTTCATGACCGGTTCCGAGCATGGACGCCATACGGTGAGCAGGCTGATGCAATCGGCTTTCGCAATGGGGCCAGTTGTCTGATTGAGGCTAAATGCTCTCGTTCTGACTTGTTGGCCGATCGCAAGAAGCCTTTCCGTGTTGAACCCGAGAAGGGCATGGGAGACTGGCGTTTCATGATTAGTGAGCCGGGTATCGTAAATATTGAGGATTTGCAGCCTGGATGGGGATTGCTTCACGTGGTCAAAGGTCGGGTTAAGAAGGTTCACGGCTGGCCTGGCAACTGGGAGTGGGTTAACCGGGACAGCAAGCCGTTTCAGGCTAACAAACAGGCGGAATGCGATTACATGTTTAGCGCGCTCCGTCGCATGGACTTACGCGGCCACCTCAAAGAAGTATACGACGGCGTGATAGTGAGCCGGGCAGCAGAAGAAGCCAACCAATGACCAGCAAATTAACCAGAGAGCAGCTTCACGAACGCGCTCGTGAAAACGTCAAAGCGCTGAAAATGGCATCACGACAGACAGCATTCGAAAGCGCACGAGAAGAAATATTGGCTGACCTGCAGCTTGCTGAACTGGCGCTGGCCGCAATGGACAGCGAGCCGGTGGCCGAGGTGTATCAGCCACAGAATGCAGGAATATGCGCACCTCTTGGTCCATCCATCAGGATGCTATGCCCACTGGGGCCAGGAGAGAAGCTCTATCGCCACGCGCAGCCAGCGCCGGTAGTGCCGGATGATGTGCTGGACGCATTGCAGAAGGTTGCTCGTATACGCCTCGACCTGAATGACTTCGACGGCGATCGCCGCGGTATTACTGATTGCCTGTGTGATGCCGAAGAGGCGCTCATCGAGGTGGTAAACCGCCGCGCCGCCATGCTCGCAGCCGCCCCGCAGTCACCCGGCAGTGAACCCGCTACCGTGCCGGGTAAATGGATTCCGGTAAGCGAGCAGATGCCGGAAATTGGCGATATCGTGCTTACCGCAATGGGAGTGGTGGTTAACGTTGGCGAAATGGAGTGCTCTGCTGCAAATTATCGTTTCTTCACGTCAGTTATTTCCGGCCGCGAGTTACCGGCTACTCACTGGATGCCGCTGCCAGCCGCACCAAAGGAGGGAAAACCATGAAACCCATGAAACCCTGCATCATCCGCAGGCTTATTGCTATAGCATGCGTTGCATTCTGGATTGCTGCTGCATTAGCCGTCTACTTTATCGTGAGGTGATTTATGCTGTGGAGCGATATTCAGGCTGCATGCGAAGAAGCTGACTTTCTTTATGAGGAGACCGGAAAGCATCATGACGTGATTCAGGTTGGCAGTATGATGATGGTGGTTGAACATAACAGTATGCTTCGGCATATGTACTCAACGACGAGGTATCAGTGATGCCCCAAAAATCAAAGCAGGAGGTGTGGCAGAAGGCTAAACTCGAAAGTGTTGACCACTTCATAGCAGCAATCGCAAAAGCCTTCCCTGATGCTATTGAGGTGGTTCACGTTAAATCCCCACGCAATGATTTGTGGTGCAGGAGCGGTAAGTGTGATGAAAAGAATAGACTGGAATGAGCTGTTTGAATACGACAACGGAAATCTGATATGGCGGGAGGATACTGGCCGCAAGGCAAGAAAAGGTGAGGTTGCAGGCCACTCAGGGACAAAAGGATATACGTCGATTTGGTGCTATGGACGAAAATACTTTGCGCATAGAATTATATGGGAAATGCATAATGGCCCTATAACTGGCGGGTTGGAGATTGACCATATAAACCATAACCCTGGAGATAACAGGATTGAAAATCTCAGGCTGACAAATAGGGGAGGGAATCTAAAAAACAAATCTAAGTACTCCAGCAATAGTAGCGGAGTAACTGGCGTACACTGGAGGAAGGATAAGCGAAAGTGGCAAGCAAAAATAAGGGTTAACAAGAATTTCATACATCTTGGATATTTCAGCGACATACTTGACGCGGAGCTGGCAAGAAAGAAAGCAGAAGAAGAGTATGGGTTTCACGATAATCATGGTGTATAATAGCTTCATTGATCATCACCTCACCACCCTTTAAGCCAGCATTGCGCTGGCTTCTTTTTTATCTACGCCATGTGGTAAGATATGTCCTATGTGAGTTACTCAAAGGACACATATAAAATGGCAAATCCGAACCCTAAGCACAAATTTTCATCCAGCAATCAGCCGCCACCAAGAGGAAAAAGCTACAGAACAGTGCTTCTTGAAGCATTGCGTGCTGCAAATACGCCGATGAATGAGATTGAATTCGTCACGTACTACATCAACAAGGCGATGACATGCGAAGACGCTCAGGCTACCGGCATGCTGCGTGAGATATTCCTGCGACTGAACCCAATTCCAAAGCCTGTAGCGCCCCCTGTTGAGTTTGATTTTCCTGCTGACGGCACACCTGTGCAGAAAATGGATGCGATTATCAAGGGTGTCTCTACTGGCGTTGTTCCAGCCGACATTGGCAAGATGATGGCGGACATTCTGAGGGCCGGGCTTGATATCGAAGAGGTAACAGAGCTTGCGGCACGCCTTGAGCGACTGGAGAAGCTACTGGAGCAACAGAATGGATAAGAGCATCATGGCTTGCTTTTTAGCATCAATTATTATGAGCTTAACGAGCATAACTCTACCAACTAATGATTTTACTGGAAGCATCTTTGGCTTGATGTTCTGGTGCATTGGTTGGGTTATTGCTTTTGCGAGGGTGAAATATGTTTAAAATATCAATGTCACTAATGGTCTGCGCCATGCTCATGTTTGCTATGGGCGATAAGTCAAACGAGATTGCATTTGCGACATGGGGCATCATGTTCATGATGTCAGCGACAATAATTACTATTGTGGGAACCTCCCGACATGGCTCGTAAACGCCTGTCCGTACTGGCAATCGAAAAGCTTGAGGCGCAGGTGGATGATGCGATGACCGATGTTGCTGAGTCGGCCATCTTCGGCATCTGCGACATGCAGAAGAACGTCGTCAAGCGCCTCAGAATGACCGCTAACGGCGTTGAAGATGTCACCCATGCAACCACGCAGGCCGACCACTTAATCCCCGCAAAACTCGAAAGGCTGCTTTATCCGAAGCGTAATAAGGTCGTCTTTGGTGGTCGTGCATCAACAAAGACCCGTACCGTGGCAACCATACTCACCGAGTCCGCGCGATTCAGGCCGGAGCGTATTGGCTGCTTCCGCGAAATTCAGCAGTCTATCGAGGACTCCAGTTATCAGGAGCTGGTAGATGAAATCGACCGCAAAGGCGAATCATCAGAATATCGCTGTATCGACGGCAAGATAACCCACAAACGAACGAAATCAAAATTCAGGTTCCGTGGGCTTTATCGCAATATCACCGGTGTAAAGGGTTTTGCCGGGATATCGAAAGCGTGGGTAGAAGAAGCCGAAAACGTCAGTCAGGCATCGTGGGACATCCTTGAGCCGACTATCCGAGCAGAAGGCTCTGAAATATGGGTGACGTTTAACCCCAACAAAGAAACCGATGCCACATGGACTCAGTGGGTGGCGCCTTATTACAACAAGATGGTTGATGGCATCTATGAGGATGATGACACACTAATCATTGAGTGTAATTACCGCGACAACCCGTGGTTTCATGACACCCCGCTCCCGACGTCCATGGAGAAGATGAAGTCGGTCGACTTCGATCGCTATCTCTGGATTTGGGAAGGAAAATTTAATAAGCGCAGCGATGAGCAGGTATTTGGTGGTAAATGGCGCACAGCATCGTTTGAGGTTAAACCTGAATGGAATGGGCCATATCATGGCATGGACTTCGGTTTCTCTGGCGACCCTGCCGCAATGGTTGAGGTTTGGGTGGAAAACCTACCCGGCGACCGGCGCAACGTTTATATTAATCGTGAGTATGGCAAGGTTCATCTTGAGATTACCGACCATCCGGCAGCAATGGACCAGGCATTTCCGATGGCACGCAAGGCTCGCTGGTATGCTGACTCATCAAGGCCCGAAACAATCAGCCATATTAAGCGTGCAGGATTTGACATTCACCCCTGCAACAAGTGGCCCGGCAGCGTTGAGGATGGCGTCACCTGGCTCAGGGGTTGCGATAACATCATCATTCACGACCGATGCACGGAAATGAAAAATGAGGCTGCGATGTACAGCCACAAGGTTGACAAGAATACAGGCCTGGTGCTCACCGAAATAGTAGACAAATACAACCATTATTGGGATGCGGTGCGCTATGCGTTAAATGATTACATCGTGCAGCGTGGCTCCGGGTGGATTAGGAGGAGCAGGAGATAAGAAAAGCCCCGCTGCCGGGGCATGGTTGTTTATCTTTTTCGGCGCTCAATTATGCGCCGCCGTGCTTCTTCCTGCGGGGCTGTGCACAAAGTCAGCGCCAGCACCAGTAAATACCTTTCCTCTCGCTCGTCTGGCCTCATGAAATCAATAACGGTCCACCCGTTCGGGATATGGTCGGCACTCTGATAGCGCTCATCGGCTGCGCTTGATAACTCATCCAGCCGCTGCGCGATGTTTTCTCGCCCCATCCTTTCGAACAGGGCGACTGCCTTAGATTCAGATTCCAGCAGCATTCAGTAACCCTTCAACCATCAGATCCATTTCAGCGCTTGCGATAACAGCAGAAAGCGCAGGGTGATTTTTGTGGGCGATAGTCGCAGCATCTTCCATGGTTACGTTGTAATTCTTCATCCAGGCTTTCAGAGTTTTTTTCATGGTTGCTTTAGTCATCGTCTTATCCTCATTACTGCGGCCCATGCCGCTTCAATAACTACAATCTACATCAACCACGAATCCACGTCAACATTTATAATAAATTATTTGTAAAGCCAGCAATGAATCCCTGCATTGCGCATGGCGGCATAAATCACATCATCAGACACGACCGCCATTGCCACTCTGTCTGCATCAATCTGCTGATGCGAAGCCATGATGTCATCATAGAAGACGTCGTTAGCATGCAGCCACTCATACGCATACTTCGCCCTCATGATAAGCACGTCATGCCCGGCAGAGTAGAGTGACTTAGCCAGCGCAACGTTGCCAGCAATAGCATTTCCTTCCGCATCGCGCAGCACGCCATCAAGCTCGAAAATGACACATTTCATAAGATTTCTCCGATAGGTTTCATTTTAATCTACGCCATGCTAGAATCTACGTCAAGGCGCATTGACATAACTACATCACCGGGGCATCATGAAGGCATACTCATCTTTTTCGTGTGAGCAGAAGGAAAAAATATACTCACTCGCAAGAGCTGGTGTGTCTGATGAGGCGCTGTGCGAAAGATACGATGTTGATGAGGCTATTCTTCTGCGTATGTATGATGAAGTGCTGTGTGAGTTGCAGCGGCGCCGTGGTTATAGTGGCCTGAAGACGATTAATGATTTCTTTCGGAATGTTGAGTTAAACAATGATGAGGGCGGTGATTTATGAAGGGTATCGTATTTATGATTGAGGTGATGAAATGACAACAATTGCATGGGATGGGGTTACGATTGCTCACGATAGCCAGGCCACTGCCGGGAGCCTTATTATGGCTAACCAGCAGAAGTCTTTTGTACTTGATGCAAATGATAAGTTTTTCATTTGCGGTGAGCTGGCTGTATTGATTGTTGGTAGTGGCGCTGCTGGTGATGAGCGATACGCTAAGCAGTTCATGCGGCGGAACGTTGATGATATTATGGAGATGCCAGAAGAACTGGACTTTACTCAATGGGTATTCACAGATAAAGGGAACTGTTTTGCCATCCAGAAGATTCCTGACAATAAATATCCAGCTGTTTACGCAGTCATTCCTCCGCTTGCCGCTGGTTGCGGGCGAGACTTTGCTATGACCGCCATGTATTTGGGGCAGACAGCTGAACAGGCGGTAATTACTGCGTCAGTTCTGGATGCTTTCACTGACTCGAATGTTAAAACATATAAATTTAAACACGGTGAGGGGATGAAATGATTATTGAAGATGAAGTAATTTCAGATAAGCATATAAGAAGTGAAGCTCATTGTGGAGTTGATGCGGTCGTTATCCATGATTGTAAAGAAATACTTGTCTTTTCGCGCAATCAGGCCGCGCAGCTTATCGAAGTCCTGCAACGCTGGGTTGATGGCGAGTAGATTTAGTGATGAAAACTGTCAAAACAATCCTGTTCTGCATCATCAACCCGCACCTGATTGTGATGCTGGTATTCGCTGCCATGCTTCTTGGAGCAAGGAAGTCACTTTATTATCTTTCCGACAAGCTGGATGATGCGGCACGTTACGTGCAGAGCATTGACTATAAACTCGGTGCGAAGTCATATCCAGCATGGTTCAGATCGCTTGTTGATGATGAGGTGAATAAATGAAGCAATTCCTTTTTGCGTGGGCCTTGCTATTCTCGGTATTCATGGCGTGCCTCGCACTAGCCTTTCCTGTCGCATGGTTCATCAAATGGCAGCCACCGATGTTGAGCGATATCATGAATATCGGCGTACTGCGTATTGCGCTGTTTATGTTGATTGCGTCTATGGTTGGCGTGCTGTTTCTTAGTAAAGTTGAGTGAGGTGAGGTGATGCAATTATTCTGGTCGTTCTGGATACCAATTAATTTTTTATTCTGGTGGTACGCCGCTCTACAGGCGAACAACGCTGGCTGGCGGCATTTGGTGGCTGGCACCGTTTTTGCAGCCGTTACTGGGCTGACCCCATTCCTGATATACCAGGCGATAAAATAACGCCTGCTCCATGCTATAATCCCATCCATGCGATGGGATTTTTTATGGTGACGAAATGTCAAAGTTAGAGGCGGTAAACGCCTATATTCAGCAGCGAGTGACGAACAATAACAGGCTTATCGAGCGGCAGCGTCGGGAGTTTGGCGGTGTAAACATAGACCAAAAGCACACCCGACTGTATGTCGAATGCGGCTACCCTGAAGAAATCACCGCCGAAATGTTCCGCTATGCCTATGAGCGCTATGCGCCGGCAGCCGCTGGCGTTAATCGCGTACTCGATAAGTGCTGGCAGACTCCGCCGCAAATCCTCGAAGAAGGCGCCGATGATAAAGCAAGCACTCCGTGGGAGAAAGCCGCCAATAAGCTGTTTAAGCGCGCTGCGCCATTCATCAAGGATGCAGACCGCCGCAACCTCATCAACCGCTACTCTGGACTCATCCTGCAAATCCGTGATGGAAAACAATGGAACGAGCCGGTAGACACCACGAAAACAAAACGCATCAAGGATGCTGCGATTGTCCGTTATATTCCGGCGTGGGAAGAGCAGCTCCGCGTCAGCGAGTGGGAAAATGACGAAGCCAGCGAGGACTATGGTCAGCCGAAGATGTACGAATATCAGGAGTCGGTAGTAGGCGCCTGCAACAGCGACGGCAAACCAACGCGCTCCCTGAGCATTCATCCTGACCGCATTATTGTATTTGCCGAGGGCGCAATGGATGGCTCCATTTACTCTGGCGTTCCGCTCCTGCGTGCCGGGTATAACCACCTCATCGACATGGCGAAAGTCACCGGCTCAAGCGCCGAGGGCTTCCTGAAGAATGCAAGCCGACAGCTCAACGTTAATTATAATAAAGACAGCGTTTCCGCTCAGTCTCTGGCGCAGCAAATGGGCGTGCCGCTGGAAGAGCTGGCTGATGTGCTCAATGAGGATGTGGCGCGCCTGAATGAGGCTATCGATGCGGCCATGTTTACAATGGGCGCCGATGTCAAAGTGCTCTCAGTAACACCAGCCGACCCAAACCCCACCTGGACTATTGCAGCCAACCAGTTTGCAGCATCCATCAAGAAGCCATTCACCATCCTGTTTGGTCAACAGACTGGCCGCCTTGCATCCGATGAGGATAAAACCGACGACGCCATGAGCGCCAAACAACGCCGCGAGGACTGGCTGGATTACATTATTTCGGTATTCATTGACCGGATGATTTCCTTCGGCATTCTGGATAAGGCGCCAGAAAGCGGCTACTACTGCAAATGGGATGACCTGCTTGCGCCGTCCGAACTGAACAAGGCCGACCTGCTGGTTAAACTTGCCACTGCTAACAAATCTGTATTCGATGCAGGCCAGATGGCGCTGATGACCGCCGATGAGATGCGCGGCATTGTGGGCATGGAGCCACTGAAGGCACAGCTTCCTGATGGTTTACAGGAAGGTCAGCAACAAGAACAGCAATCACAGGAAGACCAGCAGCAGGGACAGACCGATGCGCCTCCTCAAAATTAATGCCAGGCTCCCTCAGCCAAAATTAAGCATGAGCCTGACAGACCCACTCGGCGCAGTGGGTCGCGTCAATAAGATGGTGCGCGATGTTGACGCCAGATATGTGACGCTAAAATCGCAGGTTGCCGGGCTGTTCCGCACGATTCCTGTGGCGACCGGTAATGCCGAGACTGGAAATTATTATTATGATTTCTCCGCTTACCGCGCATCGACATTCTTTGATGAGCTTCAGCGCATTCTTGATGGTCAGCTGCTGGAAGGCGATGATTTCACGCATGGAAGGCTATGGGCATCATCTTACGTGAGTGACGCTATGTACGCCGGTACGCAGAAGGCAAATTCCGACCTTGGCGATTTGTCGTCGGCATACAAAGACAGCAGGCCGCTTGCTGAAATACTCTACTCTCAACCTTATCTCGACCGGCTTCAGCTTGCGTATACGCGCACGTACAATGATTGGGGTGGGCTTTCGGATTATACCCGGCAGCAGGTGGCGGAAGTTATCACTGCTGGGATTGCAAATGGCGATGCACCCGGAGTGGTTGAGCAAAACATTGTTAACCGCATGGATGTATCAAGGAGCTATGCGCGGTCAATTGCTCAGACTGAAATCACCAATACCCTGCGCGAGGCTAATCGCCGGGAAGTGAAAGAGGCACAGGTGACGCTGGGCATGGATACCATCATGCTCTGGCAGTCGGCACTGATGAAGACAACCCGCGTCACTCATGCTGCGCGTCATGGCAAGTATTACACCCCTGAAGAGATTGACGAGTTCTACAGCGAAGGTGCAAACCGCCGTAACTGCCACTGTGCGCAGACTCCAGCGCTGGTGATGGATGGCAAGCCGGTTATACTTGAGAAGACGCAGGAAAGACTCGATAAGCAGCGCGAAGCATGGCAGGATACACACAAGAAAGCCGCCTGATGGCGGCTTGTTGGTTATTTTTTTGCACCAAGTATGGCTGATACTGCAAACCATACATGTGCGATAACAATGTCAGTATCGCTCTTTGTTATCAATGAGAGCGCGAAGAAAATAACACCAATAAGGAGCGCTGTCTTGGGCTTCATTATCAATCCTCCAGCTTCACGCCGGGGATTTTACCGGCTGCGATTGCTTCATAAACCTTGTCAGCCTCATCAGATCGGTTGTGCGCTCTCTCTGCACTCGCAATGGCACCATAGATGGCATCAAGTGCGTCTTCGCGATTTTTGTCGGCTTCTGAGCGGATTGGGCGGAATCTATATGGATTTCCAACCGTATAACTGCTGCCATCCTCCTTGACCATCCAATAATCGGTAAAACCTGTCACGAGATTTTCATATATCCCGGCAATGGTGACTGCCTCCCATTGGCCTCCTGAATGGTGCTCGCATTTCTCGCCAATAGCTGGCTTGCCCTCGCCTCCCCAAACCTGCGCAGCATCCTGACCGATGCACTCGTTCAGGTCTTCTTCGCTCTCCTCTGAGTGTTCCGCTTCCTTCGGCTGGTGCAGGCGGTAGGCGATGATATCCACAACTGAATTTTCATGCCGCCAAAATGCCTGCCCAGCATTAGAAAATGGATTAACCACTACATCGCTTTCTTTATGATGTTTCGGCCACGCTTGCTGGTTTTCGCTGACCGCCCCGCAACGATGCTTGACGTCAACCGCTGTTCCGCATGGCACCGGACACTCACCACCACCCCACTCAATCCAGCCGTCATTTTTGGCAGCCAGCGCGGCATCCAGGGCGCGGCTATTCATCCCCATTTCAGTGCGTACTGCATCGTCAGTGATGTCATCACTGGTGCAAGAAACGCGGCGGCCACAGTCAGGGCAACCACGGCATTCAGCTCCTAGGGTGGGGCATGGCTTGTTTTTCTCGTCCCACGGCAATGGATGTTCTTTTTCTGCCAGCGCTGCTTCGTACTGTTCGCGGGTGACTTCAATCCAGCTGTCTTCAACCTCGTGATTCATATTGATGCGCCATCCTGATGGGCAATCTCCATCCTTGTTGACAAAAAATAACGTATCATCACTACAAAGAAACCCAGCCTCTACAGCGCCATCCGGCCACCCACCAAGCGCCGGCAACTCCTGAACTAACAAATCAATCGTTTTCATTTCTTCTCTCCGTTATAAATGCTTTTCAGTTCACCCATCACATTCAGCCATGCTGCATGCTCATCCATGCCGCGCATCACCAGCTTTACGTAGCGATTACGGGCCTTAAACATCAGGCGCGGGCACATTAATTATTACCGAATGTTGAGATGCAGACGTCACGCGCAATGGCAAACATTTCTTTCGGAGTTTTGTTTGTCATTTGGTATGCGGCCTCAACGGTTGCCTTGTTGATTTCGTTGGCCTCTGCGCTTGCCTTGCTGCTCACTGATACCGCCAGCGCAACCTGCTTCGGTACGCCTGCGTCACGCGCTTCTGCTGCTGTCTGACCGAGCTTGCCCATTGCATCGCAAAGTTCACCAGCCGATGCACCAAATGAAGCCATTGCGAATGCTGCCACTACGATAAATTTTTTCATCTTGAATCCCCTGTGTTTGTGTAACTACATCATCGCCTACGATTCAATCTACGTCAAGGCTATTATGATAAAATAATCTGCATCACCGGAGGTAACAAATGAAACTATCAACGCGCGGAAAGAATTTAATTAAATCTCATGAGGGTTTGGTGCTTGCAGTCTACCCTGACCCGGCAACCGGAGGCGCTCCGTACACCGCTGGGTACGGTCACACCGGAAGCGACGTCAAGCCGGGAATGAAGGTCACGCAGGCAATGGCTGACGCATGGTTTGATAAAGACGTAGCGAAATTTGAAAGTGGCGTCTCGTCACTAATCACTGCCCCAACCACTCAGGGTCAGTTTGATGCAATGGTGTCACTGGCCTACAACATTGGCCTTGGTAACTTTGGCAAATCAACTCTGCTGAAAAAGCATAACGCCCGCTGCTATACCTGCGCCGCCGACCAGTTCCGGGTGTGGAATCGTGCTAACGGCAAGGTCATGAACGGACTCACCAAGCGCCGCGCAGCTGAGCGTGAGGTATACATGGGATGAGGCGATTAAACAACTGGCTTATCGGCATTTGGGCATCATTCTGCTCGCTGATTCAGCTCTGGCCTGACGCCATGGTTCACGTATGGGCTTTCATGCCTGAAGACCTCAAATCTGCCATTCCGCCGATTGCGGTCAAAGCGATCAGCTACAGCATCCTTCTTGCCTCGCTGTTTGGAAAAATGCACGGCATGAAGAAAGAGATTAAGGCGCTGAAAAATGATTCTGCAAATCCTCAAGGCTAACTGGAAGGTTGTTGCGGCCATTATCGGCGTAGCGCTTCTGGCATTGATTATCTACGGGAAGTGGGTGAATTACGGGAAGGCGAAATATAACTCTGGATATCTGGCCGCCGTAGAGGCGCAGAAGGTAAAAGACAAAGAGGCAAGCGAACAACATGAGCAAGATAAAAAGACCATCGAACAGGAAGCGCAGAGTCGCATTGATGCCGCACGTGCTGATGCTTCCGCTGCTGCTGTTAAGTCTGGCAGGTTGCAGCAACAGCTCGCCACAATCAGAAAGCAGCTCGTCGATTATTCCCGCACTGAGTCCATTGGCAATCCAACCTCAAACACCGGAGTTTTGCTTGCCGACGTGCTCAGCAAATCTGTCGAAAGAAACAGACAACTGGCAGAATATGCTGACTCAGCAAGAGAGGCAGGATTGACATGTCAGGCTCAGTACAACTCTTTGCGCAATAAAAAAGCCCCATAAAGGGGCTTTGTTTTAACCTTCTCCGTAGCCAATGTCACGCATAAAGCGCCTCCATTTTGTACCCAAACATAACTGCGTTCTGATGCTCAACACTACCAGCAAAAGCCAGATAGCGGCGCCCACGATTGCTGGTGATGATGTAGGCTGCTGGTTCACTGAACCTCGGGAGGTGATAATCGCGCTGCGCAGGTTCCTGTAACTCTACCATGTCAATTTCAATGCGTGGTATTGGATGGTTCATTATTTTACTTCCCCATTCAGTTTAATCCACCCCTTCCCAGGCACGCTTTTTATTTTGCCAGCCTTGCGCAGTGCTTGCAGACGTCGGTCTAGCACTCGAAACCCCTCGCCTGTTTTTGTTGCAAAACCCTCACACATGGTAAATACATTGCTATTAAAATCGCTGCGACCGCGTTCGTAGAAATGAATTTCACAGAATGGAGTCGGAGTGTCATTATCAATTTTATCCAAAATTAGCTTATCCAACTCGGCATACTTGCTCATTTCGCATCCCCATTCAGTTCATTAACAATTAATGTTGCATAGCCAGCAATGTCTTTCCAGCTATCGTCGTATGTCGGGTCGCCATTCAAGATGCGGCCAATTTTATGCTGAATCATGTCGAGCGCCTCCTTCTGGCTTGCCTTCAGGTTGTTCCAGCCGTCAACATCGCGCATGGTGTCTTTCAGTGATTGCATGATTTCTGCGCCGTCTTTGAATTTGCCATAGCGGCTGCCGCGCTCGGTGATGAGGGCTTCTGTTGGGGATGTAAACCACATTTCTGCGCCGACCTCCGTAACATTCACTGGCTCACGATGGGCGATAACAATATCGCAATACTTTTCGATATCCTTGGCTCGGCCTGCGTAATCCAAGCCAGGATGGTATACCCTGCCACTGATTGCTGACTTCACAACAAGAATGGCGCCAGGATGGCCGTAAAAATCCGCTTCACTTCCTTTATGGTATTTGTATTTCATCTAACCACCTCAAATTTAATTTTCACCACCTCATCACTTGATGCGCCATTCTCAACAACCCATTTATAGGCATCAAACCGGTCTTCAAAGACAATCATTCTTGGTGGGGTGTCATCACTATCCCCATTAACATAAGAGACCGGGGCGCCTCTGTCGTTTATTACCGTCCATCTTTCCATCACTCATCTCTCAACGTAACTTTATTTTTCTCATCCACGCTGAAGTGCTCACGCACAAACGCATACATTTCTTCAGCGCTCCATTCCCGCATTGCTACATAGCAGTGCGCGTAATATCTGACATCTCGCAGGCTTAACGGCTGGCGCTTAGCGATAATCTCAGTCAATACTTCCAGTGGTTCTTTGCGTTGTCTCGCCATTGTCGCTCTCCTGTGAAAATCATCTTGACGAATCTACGTCAATTAGTCAATACTCTGTGTTGTAGATTGTACCATAATGATAAAAGGTGGTGTGGAATGAAGAAGTGGCAGGAGGTGACGGAGGTTCATAAGCGCGATTGCCGGGAGACTCTGCAAATTCTTAATGTGCCAGAGTCAATCATTAAATCTATCGAGCAGCGCATTGACCTGGCTGCTATGGAGGCCGCCCATGAAGCCGAGGAAGCGCAAATGTTGTCATGGATGGGCAGAACTCTACCGGGCGTTTTACATCGTGGTAAAAGTACCGATTGAAGATGATGATGGGTATCTGCACAACCATAGTCAGGTGCTCAAATATTATGGCGTTCACTACAAAGTGCTGATGGAGAGAAAAAATGACTACTGATCAGGTGTACGAAAAAGAATTGCTGAACAAGCTGGAAGAACTTGACCGCACTCGAGCATGGGTTGAAAGCGAATTGAGCGAGGTTCGCAACCGCATGCAACGGCAGGTTAACCGCGAAATTATTGAGTGGCGCGAAGGGCGCCCGCATTTCAGCAATATTGGTGAATGGGTGGCGAAATGAGCAAGGCCAGCACGCTGCATGAATTAATAATGGCTGATATCAGGGAAAATAACGCAAGGGCCAGATGGCAGCGAAACCAGCCTGACCGCCGAACATTGAAGCAGAAGCTGCATCCAAAGCGCAGGCGCCAAAACAGAAAGCGAGATTATCGCAGGGATAAGGTGTTGCTTAAACTATGTGATATTCAGATGAAATTTATGATTAAGGAGGCGATGAATGAAACCAATGATGAATGATGATGGGCTGCTGGAGTGTCCTTTTTGTGGAGATACTCATGCATATATGGATAACGATGGGCCAGGTGCGTTTTATGTCGCTTGTTCACAATGTGGGTGCAGCACAGACCAATGGCTGACGCAGGGTAAATCAGTGAAGTCATGGAACACCCGCAACGGCCACCTCTATACCGCTGACGACTACAAACAGGATGCAATGGAGCGCAAGCATGGACTTTAAGACCCAACTTATCAGCATTATTGAAAGGAATCCCGGCGCAACTAACGCAATGCTTCGCAAGCAGACTGGCGTTAATGACCGCGTAAGAATAAATCTCTGCCTGGTAGAGATGGAAAAGATGGGATTTATTATCAAAGAGGAAGGGATAAGTCATGGTCGGCGATGCTTTAAGTATTTCCTCAATCCCGATAATACCGCGCTTGACATGGCAATTCAGAGTTATCTTGAGGCGAACCCTGGGCGCAAGAGCAAGCAGATAGCAGAGGCTGTCGGCGTCAACTACACCATCATCAAGGCACGCATGCGCTACCTGGCAAGCATTGGTCAGGTTGACCGTGAAATGCTTCCCGGCGGCGCATGGAAATATTACTGGCAGGAGGTTATCCCGTTTGGCATGAGCCGTGACAGGATGATGTTTGAAAAGCTGCTTGCCGGGGCGCGCCAGTCATGTGGGCGGTAAAGCATAAATCAGGGGCCGTGCTGTTTGTGACCAATTGTGAACGCACGGCCAATAATCGCAGAGAGAGGGGGTGGGTAGTGGAACAAATAAAATGCAGAGTAACAATTGAGTGGCTAAATGGAAAGAAAAGCACTTTCTTCGCCGATGGATGCGCAGAGATGGATAACAGCATCATGCTGTCAGTTAATGGCACTGATTTGCATATTCCATGGCAAAACATGGTCGATGGTGAGATTAAGTATTTTGATGAGGGCGAGGAATGACAAGTAGAGAGCAGTTTGAAAAATGGGTTGGTGATAGCGTAAATTCTGATGTGCACAGGGGTATTATGCTCAGCCGCCATGAGAATGGAAATTATAGCCACCTTGCGACAAGACACAAATGGGATGCTTGGCAAGCATCGCGCGCGGCAATTGAGATTGAGTTGCCAACAAGCTTTGAGGGTCCGTACATGGCTTTAGTTATGTATACAGATGAAGTGGAAAACGCAATAGAATTGGCTGGATTAAAGGTAAAAGCATGAAACTACAACTTAACGAAATCATGGAAGCAACAATCAGTGAACTGGATGACATTGATATGACGCTTGCCTTTGAGATTGAGACTATCGAGCGGCAGCTTGCCGTAAATCATGATGCAGGCAGAGTATGGAAAGAGAAGGCCATGAAGGCAAAGGGACACATGCAGCGCACCCGCGCGCTGGTTCGCACTCGCCTTGATAAGCTCTACTACGGCGAAGAAAGAATGTTACACGGCGCCATTCTGGCTGAAATCCGCAAAACGATGCCCATTGGGAAATTCATGGATGCAGTAAACCGCGCAAAAATTAACTGCGGAATGTTAAATAAGAATAGTCCTCAATAAATTCTCTTCCGTGGCTGTTACCTTGCATTCAGGAGGTAGCAGCCATGCCAATCATACTGATATCATTCTTTGCTACTCTTTTCGCTTTTACCGCGTCTCCGCTTTACCTTCTCGCGTCCGTTTCGTGGTGCATATTCATGGTGTGTTATAATCCGGGCATAAAGTAAGCGCGGAGAAAGGTCATGATTGTCAAAATTGGCGACAAGTGGGTCGTTAAATCTAAGGATGGCTCGCACCAGTTTGGTGAGTACGACACCGAAGAGGCGGCGAAAAAGCGCCTTGCTGAGGTTGAGGCATTCAAGCACATGAATAATAAATTACAGGTTAACATCCTGTATACCATCAATTCGGCCAGCAATATCAGTGAAAAAATCATTGATGGCGACCCGCATTATGTCATCAAAAATGTTGTGCCGGTTGTGGACGACATTGTCATGAATGGCGGCCTGTATCCTGGTGATGAGATTAAAAAGTCATTCCATGGGCTTGACGGGAAACCGGCGCCATATGACCACCCGAAGATTGATGGCAAATATGTGTCAGCCAACATGACACGGGCCGCCAATCAGTTCAGCGTTGGTGCGTGGATTGAGAACTCATCTCATGACGGCAGCAAAGCACTGGTAGACCTTTACATCAATAAAGTGGTAGCTGAGCGCTCTGATAAAGGCAGGGAATTGCTGTCGCGCATTGAAGGACTCAAAGTTAACAGCGTCGATGCTGAACCTGTTCAGGTGTCTACCGGATTGCTACTTAACCGCGAGCAGGCATCGGGAACTTCTAAAGGTAAAAAATATTCCTGGATTGCCCGGAATATGGAGTGGGATCACCTCGCCATTCTTCCGCCTGGCATTCCCGGTGCTGGCGGGCCTGCTGATGGTGTAGGTATCTTTGCTGCTAACGGCGAAGACATTGAGCGTGTTGTGGTTAATCTTGAGGAATCGGCAATGACCGACGAAAGTGCAAACAAAATCAAATGGTGGCAGCGTGCCATCAATCGCCTGACTGGCAACCAGCTTTCATTCACCGATATTACTGAGCAACTCCGCAATATCATCAAGGCAGAGATGCCAGCCGACTCATGGCCTTATATCGTCGCCGTTTATGATAATTACTTCAGCGTTGAGATTGACGGCACCATTTATATGCAGTCCTACATCGTCCGCGAGGATATGGTAGAATTAGTCGGTGAACGGGTTAAGGCTGTTTATAAGACAGAGCTTGAACCGGTAAAATCAAACGAAGGGGAAATCTCAATGACTAACGAGGAATTACAGGCTGTATTAGCCAATGCCCTCAAACCAGTTCAGGAATCGTTGACCGCAGTCAACCAGAAACTGGCCGATGTGGAGGCGCAAAACAAAACCCTGCGCGACCAGCTGCAAGCCAATGCCGCACAGGAAGAAACCGCAATGCGCGCCGCCATTATGGCTGAGCTGAAGTTGCCGGAATCTGCTGTTAATGCGCTGACTGGCGAAGCACTGCGTGAAACCTATGCGCTCACCAGTAAAGCGGCTCCGATTTCCGGCGGGTTCCAGCCGAACCGTGCCGAAGAAGATTTTGATATGGAGGCACCTGAATAATGGCTACTATCCGTTATGGCACCATCATCGGCGGCCCGGCCCGCAAAAACGACCCGCAGTTGCGCGAAGGTCTGATGAACGTCGCCCTGCAACCTGGCGCACTGGTCGACTTCAACTCCTCCGACAAAATCATCGCGCATGCGACTGATGGCGGTCAGGGTTTCCCCTACGTTCTGCAACACAACTATGTTGGCGGCGGCGACGTGAGCGAAGCTGTACCGGTAAATGCCACTGGCATGGCAGTACAATGCGAATTTGGCGTAACGTATCACGCTCTGGTTGCGGCATCATCCGCGCTGGAAAAAGGTACTCCGCTGGCAAGCAATGGCTCCGGCGCGTTAAAAGTGGCTGGCACAGGTGATAAAATCCTGTTCTATGCGTATGAAGCCTACACCGTAGCATCTGATGGCGCTGAACTCGTTGCAGTTCGTCGTGCTGGCAATGCTGCAATGCCTGCGGCGTAAGGAGCCGAACAATGGAAAAGATTATCTTTACGAAAGGCCTGACCACCAACTCGCAGGTGGTTAGAGAGCAGTGGCGCCATCTGATCGTTGACCGCAAGGTTTTCATCAATGGTGAAAACGATCTGGCGAAAGAATACGGCGTAAACGCCACCGCACTGGTGACTAAGGATTACTGGCGCGAAGTGGATGACGTGACCACCCGTGTATTCCGCAACGAGTCAGGCATGGACATGATGGCCGACCTGATGACGCTGGCGACCAACATCAACATCGGTAAGACCGTGGCAATCAGCCGCATGGCTTCCGACGCTGGTAAGGTTGTGCGCACCATCTCCGGGCAGGAGCCTGAAGACCTGGATAAAACCCGCTACTCCTACAGCGGCGATGTAATCCCGATCTTCAAAACCGGTTATGGCCGTGAGTGGCGTGAACTGCTGGGTATGCAGTCTGAAGGTTTCGACCCGCTGATTGATGACCAGGAAAGCACCACCTTCAACCTGCGCGCAGACATGGCTGATTATCTGCTGGTCGGCGACGCAAGCCTGAACGTGAACGGCGTTTATACTGCTTACGGCATCACCAACCACCCGAACACCGTGCAGCTCAACCTGAGTGCCTCTGGTACTGGTGCGCTGAACATCGATCTGCAAACTGCAACCCCTGATGAAATCGTTGAGTTCTTCAACCAGGATTTCCAGGCGGTTCTGGATGCGCAGAACGTGTTCGAGCCGGTTACTCTGTGGGTATCTCCGTCTGTGCGCCGTTCCTTCAGTCGCCCGTACTCCAACGCGGCAGGCTTCAAAGGCGGCACTATTGAGGATTACATCCTCGCATTCGGCAAAACCGGCAACGTTGGCCGCATCGCGTCTATCGGCACCAACTTCAAACTGACCGGGAACCATTTCGTCGGCTATGTGAAGAATGCGCTGTATATCCGCCCTCGCGTCGCTCAGCCGGTATCCACCTATGCAGAGCCGCGTACCACGCCGCACGCTAACTTTAACTTCCTGACCTGGGCTGCTATGGGCCTGCAAATCCGTAAGGATTTCAATGGTCGAAGCAAAGTTTTCAACGGCTACGGCACGCAAACCGCGCTGTAAAAAATAAAGGGGCGAATAGCCCCTTTTAACTATCAGAGGTTATCATGGCCAATAAAGATATTGAGCATGAAATTAAAGATAAAGGATTGACTGCTCCACGCGTTACTCTGGAGCATATTCATTCGATTATTGTTGGTGAGTATTACTTTACTGCATCAGATGGCGTGCAACAGGCTTTCCACAAGCAGGATGAATTGACTCGAATGTGCGGGGCTCATGATGAGTTGAAATTTCTTACCTTTTGCGTCTTGGTGCTGAAAAACGGCTTCACCGTGACAGGAGAAAGCGCCTGCGCCAGTCCAGAGAATTTCGACGCTGAAATTGGTCGCAAGATTGCCAGAGAGAATGCGGTAAATAAAATCTGGATGCTTGAGGGTTATCTCCTTAAGCAGAACCTTTCGGAGGTAAAAAATGGCTAAATACGAAGTTATCGCCAGCGGAATCTTCGTCAAGGATAAAGACGGTCGCCTGCGTGAGCTTGCTATTGGCGATATCATTGACGAATCAAGCCCGCACATTGAGTCAAAACTTCGCCCGGTTAGTGAGAAAGTTCTGGAAGTTGCAACTCCGCAAGAATCACAGCCAAAGACAAAGAAAACCAAGTAAAATAAACCCGCAAACAAGCGGGTTTTTTATTGGGGGTTATCATGGCTGTCAGGTATGAAATAAACACAACTCCGGCAATTGCTGCCGCAACCTGCTCTCCAAACAGCAATTGAGGCTTACACTCTCTGATGATCCTGAGAAATGCTGGGGCAAGGTGCCGCTCGTCGTCAAATCCGAGAGACTTACCGGCAACGCTAAACGGCTGGCAAGGTGGTGAGCCTGTCCAGATTTGAGTGCTTGCTGGTATTCCAGCCAACTGGAGTGCAAGGGGCCACCCTCCGATTCCGGCAAAGAAGTGACATTGTGTAAATCCTTCCAAATCTGAAGGGGTGACTTCGGTAATTGATCGTTCATCGACATATCCGTAAGGAATTAGTTTATTGCTAATTAGCTCTCGCAGCCACGCCGCCGCACCTGCATCCCATTCGTTGTAGTAGCTGGCTGTCATCACAGCTTCTCCAGAATCGCCAGCACTTCATTCAACTCCGCAGAAGGAAGGCGCAAAAACTCCTCGGTCTCCTGCGCCACATGGCCCTCAGCGACAACCATATGGTCTGCTTCTTTCAGCAACTGAATCAGGCGGTCAATCGGCTTAACTTTTTTGGCCTTGAGCGTTTTCGCCGTCACCTTATCCTTGCCCTGCGCTTTCGCTTCCTCAACGGCAGCATCAATAACGTTAACGGCATCATCGCCATGCTCGCGCGCCACTGCAACGGCGTTGGCATAGCTGATTTGTCCTGCATTGATGCGTTGCTTGATAGCATCAGGCACATCACCAAGTGACAGGTGCATCTGCACATCAGAAACTGAGCGACCGACCTTCTTGGCGATTTCTTCATTCGTCCATCCGAACCCTTTCAGACGCACATAAGCCTTTGCACGCTCAAGCGGGTCGAGTTGCTTACCCTGACTGGATGACACCATGAAGGCGATTTTATCCGCCTCATCGCCGGTGAAGTCTTTGCACTCAATGCGCGCAATTGGCACGCCGCGCTCAATGGCACGCAGTGCGCCAAGATAACGATGCTGGCCGTCAAGAATCTTGATGCGCTTTCCGTCGGCATCAGGAATAACAGTTAATGCCGGGATTGGCTGGCCTGATTCCCAACACTGCGCGAAGTACTCGACGTGCTGCTCATCGGCTTCGCGGATGTTGTAGCCTGGCTCAAGGTAAAGCTGGTCGACAGGAACCTGATAACCTTTGTTGACCACGATTCCGCCGCGAGTTTCTTTGTCTGAGTAAATTTTTCCGAGAGATGTCATCTTTTCCTCACTTTGATAAACAGATTGCGCTGGCAATGGCGAATCCGATAACGATTAATGCCAGCTTGATTTTGAACTTATCCCACGCCTTCAGGTCTTCTTTGCGGATTTCGTGGCGGATCATTTTGATTCTCCGAGTGCTTTGGCGATGGCGGCGTGAGCCTTGCTCAAGGCAGCGGCATTCCTTTTTGTTGGCGTGGTAAAGACTACAAGCATCTCCAGAGCCTCCAGCAATTCAGGTGCAGCGGCGATGAGGCGTGAATTAGCGCGAGTTTCTTCAGCTTCACGATGATGAACACCGTCATAATCCGGTGACAAAACGTTTGCAACTTTGAATCGTCCGCCCAATCGTGTTCCACGAATTCGAATATATGATCTGTCAACTTCTTCCGGTTTAATTTCCCACGGCCCAGGCGTACCTTTGAATTCATTCATCTTCATCACCTCTAACATTTATTGTTGTTTCTACGTCATCACTATAGCGACACCCTCAATCTACGTCAACACTTTATGATAAAATTAAACCAACAACACTCACCCTGCGCTGTTCCGTCCTGAAAAACGTAAGGCGGCGAAATTGGATATAGCAATCGGCGTTATCGTCATAGCGTTTTCGCTGGTTCAGGTGTACAGATGCTGGAAGTTCATCATTCGGAGAATAATTAATGAGAGACGCGCTTCAGCACGCCGCAAACCAGATAATTAGTGGCACTGTCGGCCAGGTAATCGACAAAGCCGGTTATACATCCATCGGCACGGGTCTTGGCCTGAAGGTGGCAGAGCAGACGCCGGTCGCACAATCATACATTGCCTCGATGATCCCCCATTCGATTACCGAGTGGGCAGCGGTAGCCTCTATACTTGGCGCGCTGTCACTGGTGGCAAAAAACCTTTTTGAGATGTGGTGGAAGATTCGGGAGAGCAAAAAGAATGGCAGCACCGACAGCAAGTGAACTTGTCGCCGCTATGGCGTCAAGAGGCGTAACCATCACCACGGCAGACGCAACGGGCATCCTGTGTCTGGTGGCGAGCATCACAGAGTGCCTTGAGCTTAATTACCCTGAAGATACATGCAGGCAGGATGCAATTCTGCTATGGGCATCTATCCTGATCGCCTCAAATACAGCCGGGAGATACATCACAAGTCACCGGGCGCCATCTGGTGCGTCGCAGTCATTTGGCTATGGAAGCAAGCCGTGGATGGCCCTTTACAATCAGATGAAACTACTCGACACGGCAGACTGCACAGGCGACCTTGTGGAAGAGCCTGATGGAAGTGCAAAGCCATGGTTTCGGGTTGTCACCGGGAGCAAGTGCAGATGAAAACGCCAACATTAACTGTAAATATCGCAATCCGTAAATGGTGCATGCCGCTGCTGGTTATTCTGGTATTGCTGCGCCTTCCTGTTCCGCGCTGGATTTATACTCTTGAGGCCGCGCCATGTCAGCAATAGCGAGATGGAGCTATACGCAGCCATGCACAATCTGGCGGCTTACTGGCAAGGATAAGTATGGCAAGCCAACATTCGCCGCGCCAGAATCCATCATGTGTGATTATGGCTTTGATAAGAATCTGACCACTGGCGCAGCTGGCAATGAGATTGCACAGAAAAACACATTCTGGACGGAATACCAGGATGCGTCTGTTGGCGACTTCATCATGCTTGGCACCGTCACAAGTGATGACCCGCTGGCCGCCGGAGCTGACCAGATTAGAAACGTCGTGAATTACGGCAACACACTAGATCGCAACGACCTTCCTGATTTTGCGCTGGTAACGGGGTAATGTATGGCCGCCAAAATGCGAGGTATCCAGCAGGCGATTAAGCGCACTCAACAGATAGTCGGCGATATTACTGGTGAGAAAGCGGTGTCAGCAATAAAAGCCGCCAACTATATCATCAGGACTGAATCGGCTTCCATGACACCAATAGCCACATCAACGCTGATAAACAGCCAGTATGACACCGTTGAGGTTAATGGCACTCGCATAACTGGCAAGATTGGGTATGCTGCTAATTACGCCCTGTATGTCCATAATGCACCTGGTAAACTGCTTGGCACGAATACGCCGCGCACAGGGAGACTTAAAGGAAAGGGAAATGTATGGGATAAGAGCGGCGAGCCTAAATTCCTTCTCAAGGCTGGCGAAAGCACACGCGAGCTTGTCGATCAGGTAATTAAAAAAGAGATGACGCTAAAATGAGAGATATGCTTGAGCTTGTTGACCAGTACCTTAGCGATGCCGGTCTTTATGACGGGTGGACTTCTCAGCTCGAATTCTGGAATGATACCGAAGTTGGCACAGACCGGTTTATGGTGCTGCAATCCAATGGCGGAACGAACGTAAGCAAAGGCCTCAGCAATGATTATTATTTTTCGCTCTATGTTGTCGGCCAGCAGGGTCAGTACAACATCGAGGAGACAAAAGCAAAAGCGCTTGATGTCATCGCATACATCAAAGAGCATCCAGTTGATAGTTGTATTGGCATGATTCAGTTGCAGGCGCCGCTTGGTCGCCCCACGCTTACGACAGAGAAAAGGCCTGTTTATGAGTTGTTGCTGAGGGTTGTTTTTGGTGAGTAATGGTTCCCGCGACAGGATTCGAACCTGTAATCATCCGATTATGAGTCGGGTGCTTTAACCAGTTAAGCTAAACGGGAATTTGGTGCACCATACTGGATTCGAACCAGTTACCGATTGCTTAGAAGGCAATTGCTCTATCCTGATGAGCTAATGGTGCTTAATTTGGTGCGCCGCTTCAACCATGAAGCTGGTGCCAGAATAACATATCCAAGATAGGTTACTTAGCATTGCAGTTCAGAGGATATCAGTTCGACGACTTTAGGGTGATCAACCCATTTCCTTTTTTGCGTTGTGGTGGAATCCTACCGGAGTCGAACCGGTTTCACCCTTGCGAGGTGACGGGATTTCGAATACCCGCATTCAATCAGCCTTCTGATATATCTCACCACAACGGAAAGAGCACTCAGTTGTACCTGCCAGTTGTGCCACTAGGAAACGCTTTCGCAGACCGTTAAGCTCTTTGCAAGTTCTTTAATGCTCTTACCTGTTGTGTGTTGTGACTACTAACCACGGAACTCATTACCGCGCTTTGGCTCGACCTTTTTACAGGTTAGTGAGTGTTTTTCATCCGCCTGCACTCATTTATTTGCTTTTCGTCACAACGATAAGAGCACTGCACTTTGCTTCGTACTCCGTGGCAATCAAGTCCACCATGTAAACCTGCAATGCTCTTACCTGTTGTGTGCCCTGATTTATTAATCACATCTCAGGGCCGCAATGCGCCGAATTCATTGACAAGGAGTCGGAAGACCTTGCTGGTGTTTAGCCGTTAGGCTACTGCCAGATACATTTCTTCGTTTGCATTTATCTTTGTGGTCAGTTTCTAAAAACCCGCAAAGTCGCACCGAAAACTATCTGCCATTTAATCTACACCACCAATCAAAACCTGTCAACATGATATAATGCGATTGCTTAGCTAAACACAGAGGATTCTAAACATGGCTATTTGTGCAAATGATAATGGCATCATCACAGGTCGCCAGTCGCTCATTGAGCTGGCTGATGGCTGCTGGGATGCTGTGCCAGCAGAGGAAGACTGGAAGTTTTTTGCTCCCATGACCTCAAAAGGCGTCGACTTCAGCCCGAGCACCACCACTTCCGAGGCTGATGATGGCGATGGCTTTGTCGCAACGCTGGTCACTACCGCAGACCTCACCATTTCTGGTGATTTCGAAGTTCGCAAGGCTGACAAGGCTGATGAGTATGGCGTGCATAACCTCATCAAATACTTTGTAACCGAAGTAAAAGCGCGTCGCCAGCCGTCGCTGTGGGTTCGCCAGACTACCGGTAATACCGTTGTCGTTGCTTACTGCAACATTACCGCTCTGAGCTACGATGGCGGCACCAACGACATCATCACCGGATCGGTTGAATTCAAGCCGTATGATGGCTCTACCGTTGACGTGTCCAGCATCGAAGATTTGACGCTGACTACTGATATCAGCGCAACCAAAAGCGTTGCCACTGGCGCCACTCTGACGCTCGGTCCGGTAGTTTCGGCTGGCGGTGTGGAGCCTTATACCTACCAGTGGTATAAAGGCACATCTCCGATCAGCGGTGCTACTACCGACACGTTCACCAAGGCCACTGCCGCCGCAGGTGATGCTGGTACGTACTTCTGCCGCGTGACGGACTCGGCAACCAGTCCTGATTACGTTGACTCCACCAAGTGTGTTGTTACCGTTACGGCATAAAGAAAAGCCCCGAAAGGGGCTTTATTTTAATGTCCAACTGATATTGTTAACAAAGAATTTACTGTTAACCCTTTTCACAAGACCTCTTTTTTCCATATCCTTTAGCTTCCTTAGCACGGAAGGTGTATCTATTCCTTTGTATATGTAAGATAGTAGATTTCTCACATAATACGTTGGCTCACCATCACTCATTTTACCAAGGCATTTCAAAACATCATGGTCCTGAATAAGCGCTATTCTCATGCTTTCCTCGTCTTGTTCTTAATGCCCCACAAAATCAGATTAGCAATAAACTCAGATCGTCTCAGGTGAATTGCTATCGCGTAGTTTATGTCGATGCGCTGACCTGCATATGCAGATATCACATCTTCGTCGTCTTTGTTAACTGGCATTTTTGGACTCCTGCATTTTCAGGAAAACTATCATTGCTGCGCGGAGTGGATTGGTATGCTGGGTAAAATGGTGAGGTGTGCCGTCATCACCTACCGCGCGATGGGCGGACTTCCATTCTCCATAGCAAGGAGCTGGAATTACGCCAATCCTGTTATCGTGAATAATCGGCCATGCATCTGCTGGGTTGTTGCATGGGTCGAATGGCAGTTGCTGGCGAGTGTGTTTTTGCCCAACAATTACACCAATCTCATTATCATCAGCATCAACACTGATGAATTTTATATTCTTGCCAGAGGCCAAAGCTACCAGCTTGTTGATTTCAAAATCACTCATCTTGCTGTAATCAGTGCTCATCTCTTATCCTCCACCACTACGCCAATCTTAGCCAGTAACAAAATCGCCTTTACGCGGGCCTCCTCATAAGTGTAACCCTGATCAATGTAAAGGTCGATGTAAAATCTCAAATCAGCATCAGTCTCGTTCATATGTCAAACCCTCAATCACCTTATGCTTTCAATCTACGTCAGTCTTGCGCCCCCTGTCAATGGTATAATTACGTCATTATGAAAACAGGATTTAGACATGAGACAACGCACACCGCTAACAGAAATCGGAGAGATGCGCATCTCCCTGGCTGACAAGTCTTTTTTCTTCAAACCATCATTTGCGGCGATGAATGAGCTTGGCTCGCCGAAAGAGATTGTCGAACTGTACGCTACGCTTAATGGCTATGAATACGCGACCATACTTGGCGCCATTCAGTCATTGCCATATGGCGCGCAGATTCAGGTGGCAAAAATCCTGTCACGTCCTGCCTATGGCAAGAAAGTGCTCAGCGCCGCCTGCCTCATCATGCAGTCTTGTTGCGATGATGATATTTCGGTGCTCATTGGGTCATGGAAGCCAACTCCGCGCGGTGTGAAGTACGTCACCGGAAGAATGCCAGTAAATGACATTATTATTATTGCTCGCAACCTGATGGAGCATGGCATCATCGGCAAGTCTCCGCTCAAGGTTCCTCAGCGCTCGGAAAACCAAAAGCGCACAACCAGTGAATTGAGAATGTCTGATTACATCATCTCAGCTCGCACTCATTTCGGAATCACCCGTGAGGAAGCGGAAGACCTGACCATGACCGAGTATCAGCAGATGATAAAATCAAAATACCCGGAACCGGAAGGCATGACGCGCGAGCAGTATGATGCGTCCTATGAGCGGGCCAAGCTGAATAAACAGAAACTGAAAGAGAAAGCCGCCAGAAAGGCCGCTAAAAGCAAAGGAGCAAAATAATGGCAGAAGAAGTTGGCGGCATTGTCTATGAGGTTGGCATGGAGGTTTCAGGCCTCACTGCTGGCGCTAAACAGGCAGAGGATGCGCTTGACAGCATTGACAAGTCAGCACAGAACTCATCAAAAAGCATGGATAAGCTGGATGGTGCGGCATCATCATCTGGCAAAGAGCTTTCAGCCCTGGCAAAAATTGTAAGCTCCATTGATGCAACACTGAAGGATATGGCTTCTTCGTCGAAGACTGCCGCCAGCTCAGTAGAGGCGACAACCTCAAGCGTAACTGGTGCCGAGCAAGTTATTGCAACCCTAAACCAACAGCTCGCACAGATGCAGCAGGCGCAGGTATCCGCGAACGCAACCGGCCTTGCACTTCAAAACTCAGTCAATCAGGTCACTCAGGCAATTCGCGCGCTTGGCGCCCAGTCAACTGAAACGGGTGGCTCAATATCTGGTATTGACAGGATGATTGAGAGTCTTGGAAACCAGATCGCAATCCTCGACGAACAAGCGGAAAAAGGTGCAAGAAGTGCGGCTATACTGGCCGCACAGCTTCGTGCAGGAGATAGCGCTACTGACGCACAGAAAGCAAAAATAGCTGAGCTTACTGGCCGCCTGTATGACATGAAAAATGGCACCGATGCCGCCGGAAAGTCCACCGGTAACTTTAAAAATATAATGCAGCAGGGTGGCTATCAGATACAGGACTTTATCGTTCAGGTTCAGGGAGGGCAGTCTGCGCTTGTGGCATTTAGTCAGCAAGGTTCGCAGCTTGCTTCTGTGTTTAGCCCCGTGGCAGGTGCAGTGCTGACCATCGCAACGGTTATTGCTGGCTCACTGATAGCGTCACTCGGAAACGGCAAAAACGCCGTTGATTCACTGAAAGAAGCCATAGCGACCATGGATAGCGTCGTGTCGATTTCATCTTCTGGTGTCGCTGTCTATACCGACAAATTCGCCCAGCTTGCAAAAGCAAACTCAGCGGTAGCTACCCTGATGCGCCAACAGGCGCAGCTTGAGTTGCAGGCAGCCCTATCTAAAGTCTCAGCGGAAGTCACAAAGGCATCAAGTGACTTTATCGGATTTGGCGATTCGCTTGTTTCATCACTTGGTGGTGGCTATGCCAGCGTGAAGCTTTTCAATGACTACATGTCACAGCTTAATATCACAACGAATAGCTGGACGGAAGCCATTAAACAAGCGTCAGCAGCAGGCCAGGCCGGTCAGACGTCAATGAATGGCATGATTGCCACGGTAGGCGCATTGGCTGGTAAATTCCAGCTCTCAGACCAGCAGGCCTTCGAGTTTGCAAAACAGCTTTCTGATATCGCCAAAAACCCATCAGATGAAAAATTGCAGGCTCTGGTTGTCACCCTGCAACGAGTCGGTGAGGGAACATCCAGCGGTGCGGCAACGGCGCGGGAATATGCAAAGAGACTGCTTGAGATTGCAACCAGCAGCGCTGATGCAACACAGCGCCTTCGACTGCTGAAGCAAATGACTGATGAGTTAACTGACTCTCAGGATAAGGCGTTGCAGCAGGCCAGGCAGACACTTTTCATTGAGCGACAGACAGGCGCAGAGAAACAGAAGGCGCTCGCATGGCGTGATGCTGAGAATCAGGGGCTAAAAGCCGGGACGCAGGCATTTCGTGATTATTATAATGTTCGTCTGCAAACCTATCAGCAGCAGGAGAAAAACGCACAGGCTCTGAAAGATGAGCGTAGCGCGCAAAGTGCTGCGCAATCAGCGGCGAAAAAAGCAGCCACAGAGCAGGAGAATATCGCCAATAAACTTGAGCAGCTTCGCCAGAAGTCACTGCTTACCGCTGAAAGCACAAGAGAGCTTAGCCGCGAACAATCAATACTGGCTGCTCAGCAATCCCTTGGCAAGGGAGCCACAGAGGAGCAAATTAACCTTGCCGGGCAATACGCGGCTAAGGCATGGGATAATGCCAACGCGATCAAAGCTCAGGCAGAGGCGGAGAAAAAAAGAGCCGAAGCTGTAAAAGGATTTGCTGCATTAAAATCGCAGACATCCCCAATGTTTGCTGTTGAAACAAATTATCAGAAAGATTTAGCAGCGCTCAATGCTTACGCAGTAGCTTACCCGCAAAAGATAGCGGAGGTTGAGCAGGCCAGAGCAGCTATTGAGGAGCAATACCGCCAGCAGCGCCTCGATGCTATGTGGCAGGAGTGGAGCCAGCAGAATGCGGCTACGCAAGCAGCAGCTGCTGCATTTGATGCTTTTGGGCAAACCGCAAGCAACGCCTTAACTGGCGTTCTTACTGGCTCAATGTCTGTTAGCGAGGCGCTACAGTCAATCGGAAGCACTGTGTTGAACGCTGTGATTAACTCATTCGTTCAGATGGGTGTGGAGTGGCTTAAATCGGTGATTATGGGTCAGGTTGGGATGACCGCAGCCTCAGCGATGGCAGCTGCTCAGGCGCAAGTTATTGCAGCGGCCATGGCCCCGGCAGCTGCGATGACCTCACTTGCCACAAGCGGAGCCAACGCAATCCCTGCGCAGGCTGGTATTGCTTCCACTGTTGGAGTGGCCAAAGCAATGTCTGTTGCGGGGGCATTAAAGAATGGCGGCCCTGCGCAGGCTGGCTCAATGTATCAGGTCGGTGAGAATAACCTCCCTGAAATCTTCCAGGCCAGCAATGGCAATCAGTACATGATACCTGGAGATTCAGGAAAGGTTATCAGCAACAAAGACCTTACCGGCGGCGGCAGTGGTATCATTATTTATAATAATGTCACCAATAACAGCAGCGGAGCAACGGCCTCATCAACAGCAAGAGATAATGGTGACGGCTCTGTTACAATTGAGACTATCGTTGCCGACATAGAAAATGGCGGCCCTATTTCTCAGGCTATTACCAGCAATACCACTGCAACCAGAAGGGCAACAGAATAATGGCTATAGCTTATCCATCATGGCTACCGCTTGCGCAGCGTGCCAGCAAGAACATGACGACTCAAACCCCATTCCGCAGCGATCAGCCTGCGGTTGGGGCGCCAATATTTCAAAAGTTAACGACCGATGTTGCAGTAACATGGAGTTTGACATGGGTTTTCACGCTCAGGCAGGAGCGGGCATTTATGCAGTGGTTGAGAAGCCCAAATTATCTCAACAAGTGCAATGAATGGTTCACGATGGATATCGATCTTGGTGGCAGCGGATTACAGAATCAGACTTTGCACTTTACTGATTACCCCGTGCAGACAAGCATCAATGGCGGTATCGTCACATGGACTGGAAATGTCATCTGTAAAACCCTCAATAACTCCATGGATGAGTTTGATGATGTGCTTGTTGAGCTTGATGAGAGATGGTATAGCTTCCTTGATGAAACTGTAAACAGAGAGCTACCAGAGCATAGCGATTAACAAAACCTGCTAAATTCGCCAAAAATAACTTTTGCGGCGTTTACATATGCATCGTGGGCTTGCTTTGGAGACAAAAACAAGCCCAAATATTTCTGCTTCCCATCTATCTTTATGCTTGCCTGCCACTTACCGCTTTGCTTGTGAAAGCTAACACCTTTGTACCCCGACGTGTTATTCACAGTCTTAATTCTATTCATTGCGTTTTGAGATAGCGTAGCCTCCCTTAGATTGATGATTCTATTATCACTCCTAATGCCATTGATGTGATCTATTGCTCTCGATGGCATCTCGCCATTTACATACAGCCACGCCAAATGGCTTGCTTGATATCTAACTCCATTAATCATTATTGTGATGTAGCTGCTTTTATTTTTCCTTCCGGCAACATCACCCTTTTTCACGGAAAATGATTTATTAACAAGCCATCTAAAAACACCGCTATCTGCGTTGTATGATAGTAACGACCTAAGCTCTTTTTGCGTAATCATGGCTATCTCCAAAAAAGTAACGCCCCTGCCAGGTGGAACATGGTTGCAACAAAACCATACTGGCAAGGGCGTTAAATTTATTGTTGCTTGCTTGCCGTTTCGGGTTCCACGCCTATGCGACATGAGTAGTGTATGATATATACATCAGTATCTCAAGATTTCTTCAGGAGTATCCATAATGCCAACATTGCGTGAATACCAGTCAAAAAGGCCAAACTGGAAGCTGTATGACACCATAACCTTTTATCACTCTTCATTTGGTTATGTCAGACTTGTTGGCAATGAGTTTTCTGATGTTGTGCTTGGTGGTCAGACTTACCAGCCAGTGCGTATGGATGTAACCAGAAGCCAGCAATCAAACACGCCGGTAATCAATGCCACGCTGAAGTTTGCAAGACTGGCTAATGACTTTAAGCAATATTTAAAGTTATGGTCAGGTTCTGGACGCATTGAGCCTATCACTGCGTTATACCAGCGTTTTGACGAGACTGACAAAGACACACCATTAAAACCATATACGCTTTATGTGAACGATGTGACGCTTGATCAGTCTGATGTAACTGTCTCCATTTCTATAAAAAACCCAATCAATGGTAACGTGGCAAAACTTTATGACATCACAGAATTCCCCGGATTGCGTACCGTTTGACGATTTTGAATGTATGATGACCGGCAAGCCATACGTTGACAGATGCTGTCACGTTGATGCAGTTGACTGCTGGGGTCTGGTAGTGCTGTTCTATCGCCTGTGCATGAATGTTAATGTCCATCATGATGATTCATATTCAAATGGCGGCGATTTTGTCACTTGTTTCAATGGAGAAGTTTCATTCTGGAAAGACACCGATCATCCAAAAATTGGCGATGTGGTGGTTGCCTATCGTGGGAGTCATCCGGTACATGTCGCGCTATGGTGGGGTCGTGATAAAATACTGCATGCGCGAGAGAAAACGGCAGTCAAGACTGACCGCCTTAAAACACTCGAAAAATTATCAACAAAATTAAGGTTCCTGACTTATGCCGGTTATTCATATTCAGAAGATGCCAGGTGTTCCAAAAGAGACGGGTAATGTTCCGGCTGGCACTAATCTGTGGAGATGGCTGGAGAATTCCGGCCTTCCATCTGATATCAGGATTGCACTGAATGGCCGCATTTTTGGCCCTGATGATGAATTATCGATATCGTTAAAGCAAAACGATATTGTTAACATTTACTGTCAGCCTCGCGGCGCCATTGGCGACCTTATCAGCACGATACTCAAGCCTGTAACTAAGGTTCTTTCTTTCCTGCTTCCAAAAGCATCAACGCCATCAACCAGCACTGGTACGACGGTTGAATCACCCAATAACAGCCTGAAATCGCAAACCAATATTGCGCGAAATGGAGAGGCAAGACCTGACAACTTCGGTCAGATAAGGGCATTCCCTGACCTGATTCAGGAATCGCTTTTTGAATACATTGACGATCTGAAGTATGTCACTGAGTTCATGAACTTTGGCCTTGGGAAATACACCATTTCATCGGTTAGATATGCAGAAACAAACCTCGGGTCTCTACCCGGCGCCACCCATGTCATCTACAATCCAGGCGATGTTATCGGACAAATCATTGAGCCCTACCAGTTTGACGGGCTTGATGGGCAGGAGGTACCAGGGCTTAACGAATCGGAAGATACCCCGATAGAGACGGCAACCACGACATCTGTTACAAGTGGAGATTATGCTGGCGGTCAGCTGTTAATGGTCATACCAAAAAACACTGATTTCGATTACTTTATGGGGCTGTCTTTGCCTCACTCCGTGTCATTAACAATAAATATTACCTACAACTCGACATCCGGGCCAGTTACTGAAAATATCCAGCTTAGTGGCAACATCATTTCAGCTGAGGAAACTGAGACAGGCGTCATTCCTGATATTCAGTATTTTTATAATTTCACCTTCAATAACCTGACTGGCGCAAATCTTGGCAACCTGAGCGGCGCAACCATCAACAATACTTATTTCCAGATTGTGGATAATGAGGCGCTTGTTGTTGGACCATATGTTGGAGCCGTGGAGTCGACGCAGGTATGGGTTCACGTTCAGTCTGAGCTTGGGCCTACCAGTGGCACGGCAGATTATCTGATCAAGGTATGGGCGGTTGATGATAATGGGGATGCCATCCCAGGAACTGAGGAGCAGCTCGCAGACAGTATTGACAACCCATTTAATCAGACAACAAAAACCTATTATCGCACGTATAAGTTAACTCCTGCTTATGGTCTGGCTAAGTATGCCATCAGCATTGAAAGGACAAACAACTCAAACTCTGGTAACCGCGTAACGTTGCAGGCGGCGCACGCCATCAACATCCGCGAGAATGTAGTTTATCCTGATGACACCCTTGTTAAAGTGACAGTGAAGGCCACGCTTCAGCCCACGTCAGTTACTGAGCGCAAATATAATGCGCTGATCACCCGCTGGACTATCGGATATAACAGAACAACCGGGACAGTCGACTATACGTTAACGCCATCAAGAAGTTTTGCAGATTCAGTGCTGCATAACTGGCTTATTACTGCTGGTCAGCCTGAAAGCACCATTGACGTGGGAAGGCTCTATGAAATAGCTGATGCGCTGCCTGATGAGCGCCTTGGGTACTTTGATTACACCTTTGACGATGAGGATAAGTCCATTGGTGAGCGAATCCAGACCATCTGTGATGCCGCTCGCGTAACTGTATTTTGGGATGATGGCGTCTTGTCTTTCTCAAGAGATGAGCAAAAATCAGCCCCTGAAACTGTGTTTAATACCAGAAACACGCAGGCCGATGGCTATAAAATGTCTTATGACATGACTTTGCCAGGCTCATATGATGGCGTAAGTATTCAGTACCGCGACCCAAACACAAACAAACAGGCTTACGTTTATTATAAAGTTGGCACTTCCGGTATAGAGCCTGGAGAGCCAACTAAGCCGAAAAAATTCGACATGCTATATGTTCGAAACCTGTATCAGGCAACAGACCGGGCCATGCTTGAATGCAATCGCCTGATGTACTCACGTCGCGGAATGGAGATAAAAGCGCTTGCTGATGGCGAGTGGGTGAACGTTGGCGATATGATTTCTGTTGTCGACATTTATGATTCAGTGCAGCAGACTGGCGTTATCCGTTCAAGGTCTGGAAACGTATTTACCACCAGTGAACAGCTCACGGCAGGAAGCGGCCTGTTTGTGGTCATCACTGGCGCCAATGGGAATGTGTCAGAGCGTCTCGCTTGTACCGTTACTGGATTGAATACATTCGAATGCGCATTACCATCTGACTTCGAGCTAAACATTTTTGATGGTGTTAATGTTCAGTCAGAATCAAGATATGCCATCTCAACAGAGGTTGAGCTTGACTCAACATTATGGACAGTCAGCCAGAAAACTCCAGGTACAGATGGCACAGTTTCTCTCACAGTAACTGAATACAATGACGCCATGTACGCCTACACCAACCCTGTTGCATGATACAATAGGGCAATTAATGATTACGGAGATTGCAGCCGATGGCTACTACCCCAACTAACAATCCAATTCCTTCTGAAGACCCGCGCGACCTGAAGTTTAACGCCGGGAAGATTGATGAAGAAGTTAATGGCAGCGCTGATTACTACGCCGACCGATTCGGCGTGCAGAGGCTGACGAATACCGGCAGGAATAACCAGTTTCAAGACCAGATGACTCAGCAGGCTGATGACTGGCTGGAACAGTTTAACCAACAAAACTCTGACTTTCAGCAGTTCCTCTTAAACTCTGGTTATCAGTTTTTAGGAGATTATGAAAATGGACCATATACAATTACCGCTCGCAACCAGATCATTCGTTATCAGAATGAGTTCTGGCGTTTGAATGCAGCCACCAATCCACCATATACAACAACTGGTGTTGATAACACCTCTTGGGCGGTAGACGTGACTCATCTTGTAAGCGTTGGCGATGCTAATTTGAGGCAGGAACTTTCTTCTGAAAACGGTTCTGAATTAGTATATTACAAGCAAGGTAACTCAGGTACTTTAGCTTATTCGCTACATTCAAGATTGAGTACGGTGTTGAATCTCTTTGATTTTATACCTGCGGCAAAACATGATGCTATTGTTAATTTCACCAGCACAGAAGACCTGTCATCTTACGTGCAGGCGGCGATTGATTCAGCAAATACGATGGGTGGTGCAACCATACATTGCCCTGCTGGTCAATATTATTTAAATGTCAAAACAAAACCTAATGTTATATTGGTTGGCGCAAGAGGGCCCTCCGTTCGACGTGCTATGCCGTGGGCTTTTTCAGTATCGTCTAACCCTGGGTCTACGAGATTCAGAAACTTTGCTAACGACTGGATTATATCATCGGCAACCGCATCACAATCTGATGTTACTTCCCGTAGCTTTGGCATAATTGGTATAGATTTTGACGCGAAAGACGCCACCAATAGCACAGGCGGTGTTCGCCTTCGTGGCCCTGAAATATGCGTTAAGTCTTGTAGTTTTTACGGTTTTCAGGACCAGGGGCTGGAAGCAAGCGGAAACATTGGACTTTTTGAAGACCTCATTGCTAACGAATGTCTAAAAAACAGGGTAAGAACAGATTATGTTGGTACAATCGAGATATCTGGGGCGTCAGACTGCCAGATACACAGATTGGAGGGAAACGCACAGGTAAAAGGCCTTAATTCAATAACGAATGCTGCACCGTATATCTGCGGTATAAAAATAGCCGGTAATAACCATTATGTCTCTGCACTAATGGGAGAGATATCTGAAACAGGGATATATATTAGCGCTAGTTCAGTTCATCATAAAATGTGGGGATGCCGAGCGGATAACAACGTTGGCCCTGGATACCTCATTAACGGCGTAATGATGGATACATGCCATTCATATAACAACTCACGCACTGGGGATGGATTATATTCAGGTTTTGAAGCGTTACCAGGGGCAACTCGCATAATGGCTTCCAACTGCTTGGCGTGGACAGATAACGCACCGGTAGATGGTACAGGTCAGCAACGCTTACATAAATACGGATATGATTTTGCTGTTGTAGACTATCTTTCATTAAGGTTAAAGCCATGGGTTGATCAATGCTTTTCATATGGGCATTCATTAGGGTGGATAAACTCTCCGCCTACGTATGGGTTACAGTACACTCCAACAATAGGTAGATTATCTGTAACTAGTAACGCTACGACAACCCCTAACGTAGATGGGGTTAGTGTCATCGCTATAAATACTACATCATTAAGTCAAATAACCGGACTAGATGGGGGCATGATAGGCCAGCAGGTAGATATTTATCTAAACGCATCAGCTACTGTTACGCTTGTTAATAGCTCATCATTTTTAGTTAACAATCTGGCAGATCATGCTGATAAAACTATGAGGGTAGGTCAGGTATACAGATTCATTAAGACGGCAACAAATATCTGGCGAGAAGTTGGAGATGTTATACGTGTTTTATCAGGGGCAACCGCTGCCAGACCAAGTTCAACAGCGGTTATCGGTATGCAATATTTTGATACAACACTTAATAAGCCAATATGGCGGAATGCGAATAACTCTGGATGGGTAGATGCTACTGGCACAGCTGTTTAATATAAAGGGCCTTTCGGCCCTTTCTTCATTAAAATGGAATGTCATCGTCCATCGTCGGCTCGTTTGCCGGTGGTTTTGACGTCTTTGATGGTTGCTGAGGTTTGCCCCATCCTGATTGCTGATTACTTCCTGACTGTTGCCGTTGTTGTGATTGTTGGTTTCCATTATCACTTGATTTACCACCAATCATTTGCATAACGCCGTTCACTGGCTGCAAGACAATTTCAGTAGTGTATTTTTCAACACCGCTTTGATCTGTCCATTTGCGAGTGCGTAATTTACCCTCTACATATACCTGAGAACCTTTGCGGAGGTATTCGCCAGCTACTTCAGCCAGCTTTCCGAAGATAACCACGCGATGCCATTCTGTCTGCTCTTTCTTTTCCCCTGTTGCTTTATCGCTCCACTGCTCTGATGTTGCCAGAGACAGATTGCACACAGTGCCGCCAGATGGCATATATTTAACTTCCGGGTCTTGGCCGAGCGTGCCCAAAATGATTACTTTGTTGATTCCGCGAGATGCCATAATTTACCCTTAAAAGTTTTCGATGTTCTGTTGAGATGTTGATGGCTTCTCTTCGTTTGCAGATGACGCAGGCGCATCTGCTTTCTGGAGTTTGGCCGGGTTGAAATCACTGCCGCCAGCAATGAATTTCGCTTTCATTTCCTGGTATGCTCCGACGATTACGCGAGTGGCAGCGTCATCACCACGAAATGATTTGTATTCTTCACCATAAATGGCAGTAAGCTCATCCATGTTTGCTGCCGAACGAATGAGGGAAGCTGCATCTTTAGGAGACTTGCGCGCCGCATTGCCATCGTCATCGGCCTGGGCAATACCAAACATCGATGCGATAGAATAACGCCGAGCATACGTCATTGCGGAGCCATAACCCTGCGCGTCTTTCTTGGCAACCGGCATCGGCATGACTGAAGACATGTATTCACCAGACTCATGCATGATTGTTGTTTCCAGCTTCAAAACATCAACCGTATCGCTCTCAATGGCATTCTGGATGATGATAAGACCGTTAGCCTCAAGCGCTGGCCTGATGGCATTCAGGAATGACTCAAGGTTAGCATAGTTGCTTTTAAGGTGCGGGTTTTGCGCGTTCTTTTTAGCGCTGCTACTCATTACCTTGCGCGCTTCTACAAGAGCCTTAATTAGGTTTGCTTTCTGTTCTGAAAATTTCATCACTTCACCTCATTTACTATAAATTACAGGTTAAATTGCTTTTTGAACCATTCTGGCGTTTCCATTTCGATGACCGGATTCCCCATTGAGTAGCCGGGCCATGAATTGGCTTTTTTGCATGCCTTATAGATTTCCATCGCGCTGCGCAGCTGAATGCGACCAATGCGTAACTGTTCATCCGTCAGGCGAATTAACGCAGGGATGAATGGCGATTTTTTCTCCTGCACCAGGAGGTTTACCGAGCGAGGAGCATGCCCATAAGCCTCGACAAACATGTCATGCTGCATAGCCATCTTCATAAAGTACCCGAGCCGCGCTGCATGGCGGAAAAACTCATCAGGCTTTGCGCTCACCGCTGTTTTGTAGTCGATGATGTCGCCACCGCGAGTAAGGCAGTCAAAGCGCACCTTTGATGGTTCGCCAAGCAACTGACCGAGAATTGACACCTCGGAATAAGCACCAGAAAGCAGGCTGCTGTAATAGCTGTTTGCATGGATTACGGCGCGCATCTGCATGATGGCGTCATAATCATTTCCTTCCAGCATTGATTTACCAGTAGCGGCCTTCTCTGCTTCTTCACGGATAACATCGTAAATCTGCACTGTCTCGCCAGTGGCCTGAATAATTTTAATCACTTCGGCTTTAGTCTTACCTGAAAGACCCTTGATGCCGCGCTCTTTCGCCCATGAGTTCATGTCGGAAGCTGTCACCAGCACCGTGCGATTGCCATCTTTGTCTTTTGGAAAATCTTCGACAACTGGCATGCGGGCATACTCTGCTTTGAAGCGCTCAGGCTCAAGCAGAGCGGTATGGCTACCAGTACCAAATATCAGAGCCTTTGACTGCTCATCTTCTTCGTCTTCGTCTTTGTAGCGCCAGGCTGCAGGGCAGCGATCATATATGTTCCACAGGCCAGAGCCGTTGATGTGCTCTGTGTCAGCGTGGTACTTCTCGTTGCTGAGTTCGTTGTTTAAATAAACTTTCATCCATCACCTCTTTTTATTGTTAAATCAATCTACATCAAACCACGTCATTCATCAAGCCCAAAATAGAATAACGTCGCTCTTTTTATCTCCTCAAGACCATAAGCAATAGCGCCAAAGTGACCCTCTGCAATGGCGCACTCCAGAACCTCAATCTGCGATGGCGATACTTTTGATTTTGTCTTATCACGCCTCTTCAGTTCAATCAGGCCGCATTTATGATTAACACCGTGGGTTAGTATCAAATTGTCGCTTACGCCGCTCCTGACGCCCATCTTGCGGCGTTTTTCGACGAATTGAGGGCCGCTCTTTGTTCCAGTCTCGTTAGGAACATGAAACCATAGAGCATCAGGAAAACGGTACTGCATCCACAGACCATACGCCATCTGGTCAGTGCCTTCCAGCGGACATTCCCCACGATAGCCGCTATCAAATATCCATATTCCACTATCAAGCTGCTTCAATTTGTTCTCCTATGAAATCCTTGCGGTGGATGATATCGCGTCCTTTATCGTTAAAACGATGCGTGATGCGTTTAGGTGCGCGGATAAGACCAGTGAACGCCATGAATGCTTTTGCGCTGTGGCAATTCATGAGGTTATCAATCATATTCCTGTCTGATACGTGGTTTAGTAATCCTTTAATCTTAAACTGATTTTTAAGGTACTTCTCCTGCCTGCCAAATGGATAGAACACCTCACTGGCCCAGCCATCTTTGCCGTTTTCTTTCGTGATGAAGTAACGATAAACAACACCCTTCTCATCTTTCGTTAGCTCAATCTTGAAATCCTTGACTTCAGTCCATTCATTATCCGTATAAGCACGCTCATTAAGCGCCGCGTTAGGGTCACGCAAAACATGATCGCATTGACGGCAATAACGAGCTGTCGGGTCGTTCTTTGTGCCGCAACCATCATCAAAAATACGGATGCCGTGCTTGTCAAAACCACAGCGAATGAAGCTGAAAAATTCTTCGCATCGGCCATCTTGAGACGTGGAGTCTTTACCGATGCAACGCCTTGCATATGGGCTGTTCATCGTCTGGCATTTAGGGCATGGAACCTGCTCTCCGCTGCGTTTTGCGCGCTGTGCTTCTGCTTCCTCAAGGATGGGGTCTTCGTACAGACCGCCCAACTCGAACATGGTTCCGGTGAAGTCAAGGCAAAGATGGTTTTCTTTCACCAGACCTGCGGCAATCTGGTCAGGCTTCAACAGGCGCATTGGTCGGCCAAGCAACTGCGTCAGAAGCGTCAGGGACATAATTTTTCTCAGGATGACAGATGTGTCCCAATATGGGATATTGACGCCAGTAGTCAGGCAACCGATTTGCAGTGTGTATTTTTTACGCCCGGTGGCTGCATCTTTCAGTGCTTTTCGTCTGGCTTTCTGGCCCATATCCTCGGTAACAATAGAATAACTGCCTTCTGGTAAGTATTTTGCAGCCTCCTTGCAATGTTTTTTACCGGCGCAGGTAATGAGTACACCGAGCCTGTCGCGCGTAAGCTCCATGACTTTGAGCATTATTTTTTGCGTCAATGTACCCTGCTTGAGGATTTCTTCCTGCATCTCTTTTAGCTGGCTATCAGTGAAGTCCTGCACGCCGTCAACGTCACTACTGGCAAACTCATGCAGATCATATTGCAGGTCTTCGATATCCTGCCCACCAAAGATGGTAGGAACAAGAAAACCAAGATCGACAAGGTATTTCGTGCTAATGTTGACGATTTCGTGTTTCCAGTAAGCCCCCTTTATCGACTCAACGCCGCGGAATGGGCTGCCGGTGTATCCTATGACAATCACCTCATGACCGTACTTCGCTTTACAGCGCCGGTTAAGTTCATTCATGATGACACCGTACTGCGTCTCTGGCTGCTCTGATATTATGTCCTGCCAGTTAACCTGATGGCATTCATCAACCAGTATGTAGCGCGGGGAAAAGTCAGAAAGCAAAGATTTTGTCACTGTGCCATCATTTGCCGTCTTATCAAAAAGGCCATTTATTATTGTGCCCTCTGTCCCCGCGATAAGCGGATAGGCATACGCCTTACGCCCAAGTGAAGCGCTGAACAAAGAGTTTTTCACGCTCAGGTTCCAAAGCTCCTCAGCATCCTGCTCAATAATTTCGCCTTGTCGCGCGATAACTAACCCTTCCCATCCCATATCCTGAAACCGACGGGCAATCATGGCTATCATGATGGTCTTACCTGCGCCAACTGAAGCGGTAACATAACTTGGCTTTGGCTGCTTACCAAACTTGCGGATAACCTCTGCTGTCTTTTCATATACCAGCCACTGATAGGGGCGCGGTTCAATTTCCCCGGTATGGATGCTGGCCCGCAGCTTATCCATATCCAGCTCAGCAATCATTGCATCAATTTTTTGCACTTCATCCACCTTTGTGTTGCTCAATCTACGTCACAATAGTAGACTGAATCTACGGCAATAATCAAGGTTAAATTATGCGATACGACTGGAAGGATATAGAGCCTTTAATGGCAGGAAACTGGCAGGCTGCCATCATGTCGATAGTTAATGTCGACATGAGAATTTTCAATGGCAAGCATCAGCCATGCCCGAGCTGTGGCGGCAATGATCGGTTCAGATTTGATGACCACCTTGACTACAAAGGTGACGGCGGCGCCATCTGCAACCAGTGCGGAAACGGCAGCGGAATCACCTGGCTAATGAAGCTGTCAGGAATGACGTTTCCGGAGTCAATGGAGGCATTGGCCGGATTTCTGAATATGCACCCACGCGAAAAACTTGAGGCAATTAGAAAGCAACTTCCGAAGGTCAACCATGCTTCTGACTACCTGACAGAGGCAGAAGTGGCGGCCATCATGGAAAAAGCAGGAGGCGACACCATAACCGGCAAAACCTGTGAACTGGTGGCGATACCGCTCTATATGGCTGGAACCATGACGCCATGCAACGTGGCTTTTATGGCAGACGATGAAAGCGTGTCATTTCGCGCTGGTTTCAGCAAGGAGTACACTCGCGGAAGACTTACGCGAGGTGCAGTGACACCCATCGGCGATAAGACTGAATGGACATACCTGGTTTCGGATTACTTCGATGCCTGGCGAGCACACCGGATTACCGGCGCACATGTCTGGTGTTGCTGGTCGCCTGAAAACATGTGGGAGGTTGTGCGTGATGTGAGTGATGAACAGCGAGCC